ACAGCACAAGACCTCGATGACGAAGACTTCACTCTTGTTGTTGACCAAGCTAACTACTTCGCATTCAAGATTGACGATATCGAAGCAGCACATAGCCACGTTAACTTCATGAGCATGGCTTCTGATCGTGCAGCTTATCGCTTGCGTGACCAGTATGACCAAGACGTTCTTGGCTATCTTTCTGGTTTCAGCCAGTCTGCTAAGCATGGCGTTCCAAACACAGTTCGTACAACTTTCCCCGGCACAAAAGCTGTAAGTACTGCTGGTAGCGATGAGTTGTTGTCTTCTATGAAGTTGAGCCGTCCAAGCTTTGGTCAATTGACATCTGCTGGTTCTACTGGCGATTCGATTCCTTTAGCTGCTCGTCTGCCCGGTGCAACAGCACTGCCAACAACTGTAGTATCACCACTGCAAGTTATTGCTCGTATGGGTCGTTTGTTAGACCAGCAACAAGTTGATACACAAGGTCGTTGGTTAGTTGTCGATCCAGTTTTCGTTGAGCTTTTAAAAGACGAAGACAGCCGACTCTTGAACGGTGACTTCGGTGGCTCTGGCTTGCAAAACGGTTTGATCCTTAACAACCTCCACGGTTTCCGTGTATTTGTTTCGAGCAATCTGCCTAAGGTTGGTACTGGTGCTGGTACTTCTGGTGCCTCAGCCCAATCTAGCAACTTTGGTGTAGTTGTTGCTGGTCATGATTCTGCTGTTGCTTCTGCTCAGCAAATCACCAAGACTGAAAGCTATCGTGATCCAGACAGCTTTGCTGACATCGTCCGTGGTATGCACTTGTATGGTCGTAAGATCTTGCGTCCAGAAGCTATTGTAGTTGCCCGCTACAACGCAGCTTAATTAATTTAAGGAGAAATAAAAATGGCAACAATTACAACCCTCGCAACGGGCGGAGCATCAGCAGGTCGTACTGCCGCTCCTGTACCGTATTTAGTAGAAAAATACATTGACTTTGCTGCTGCAGCTACTGCTAAAGGTTCTGCCTTGGCAGCTGCTGACGTTATCGAGTGCATCACTGTACCAACTAACACACTTATTTTAAATGCTGGTATGGAAGTAACCACAGTTTTAACTGGTGAGTCAAGCGACAATGCATTTGATTTAGGCACAGGTCTTGACGTTGATAACTTTGTTGACGGCTTCGATGCTGATGCTGCTGCTGCTGGAGCATATGCACAAAATGCTGCTGCATTCCAGCCTGTTGTAATCGGTGCAACTGCCGACACAATTGACTTGTTAATTCAAGCTGCTACTACCGCTCCTACTGCTGGCGTAGTCCGTGTTTGGGCTGTGCTTATGAATGTAGATGGTCGTATCGTAGCTGACGAAGTAGATCGTGATCAGTTGGCTTAAGTAGTGCAATATAAGGCGGGGGTCACAAGCCCCTGCCTTTCTTTATTTATACATCTCAATAAGGTGATATAGTGGCTTACGATTTCTTGGGTTTAGTTAATGACATTAACAGAAAACTAAATGAAGTAGAGCTAACAAGTTCTAATTTTAGCTCTGCAAAAGGTTTCTATTCACATGCTAAAGATGCAGTTAATGCTGCTATTCAAGATATTAATCAGTTAGAGTTTCAATGGCATTGGAATCATACAACTCAAACAACAACACTAACTGCAGGCACGAGTAGGTATAGCTATCCTGCTAATGCGAAAGTAATTGATTTCGATTCTTTTCGTATTAGGAAGAATACTACGTTTAATAATGAGACAGTCAAATTAAAGATTCTGTCTTACGAAGAATACTTAGAGAAGTTTGTAGATCAAGAATATAATGCAGATACAAGTTTACGGGACATCCCGTCTTTTATTGTACAGGCACCAAACAGACAGTTTGTATTAGTACAGACACCTAAGGAAGCATACGAACTAACGTATGAATATTACACAGTGACTACAGATTTATCTGCGTATACAGATGTTCCTTTGATACCTGAAATGTATAGGCATGTTATTGTTGAAGGTGCTACTTACTATGCATATATGTTTAGGGGTAATACCCAAGACGCAGCGGTAGCTAAAGCAAAGTTTGAACAGAATTTAAAGCATATGAGAATCATGTTGATCAATCGTACCGAATATGTACGCTCTACTATGCTTCCACAAAATAAAAGATACACTGCTGGCTTTAGGGTTAATTAATGGCTGATAGATGGATTACATACCCGTTTGAGTTTAGGGGTGGGTTAATCACAAATCTGTCCCCTTTGCAGCACGGTATTCAGCTACCGGGCAGTGCTAGGATACTGCGTAACTTTGAACCTTCTATAGAGGGTGGCTATAGACGCATTGAAGGATTTGATAAGTATGATAGTTCTATCGTCCCTGCGTATGGTGATGTTAAAGTACATGGTAGTGGGCAGACAGGCAGCACACTTATAATAGGCAATCTAATGTTTTCGCCTGTAGAAACAGATACATTTACTATTGCAGGTGTAACTGGAACGTATACGATTGGTACTGGTGGTGTTTCATATAATTCAGCTACTAAGCGTGCAACACTTACACTAACAACCAGCCTAGCATCTAGTCCTGCCGATCAAGCAGTTATTACTTTTACATCAGGCACTGGTACGATTCAAGGTGTAGCAGCATGGACTGCTAAAGTAATTGTTGCACGTAATAATAGTTTATATAGAAGCACAGGTAGTGGTTGGACAAAGATTAGTAATCCAGCATATGGAACTGTATTAGTGAATGGTGCTGGTCAAACTGGTAGTAGCTTAGTTGTTGACGGATTAACTGGCAAACCTAAAACTGGTGATACATTTAGCATTGCAGGTGTAGCATTAATATATACCGTTACTGCGGATGCAACAGTTACTAGTGGCGGTGCTACCTTAGCAATTAGTCCTGCTTTAGCATCTAGCCCCGCAGACAATGCAGCAATAACTTTTTTATCTGCATCCAGAGACGCTGCAACAAAGTATCGTTTTGAGAAGTACAGAATTTCTACCACAGAAAAAGTATGTGGTGTTGATAGTATCAATGTACCATTCTTATATGACGGCACATCATTTGTAGAATTACATGATGCTCCTGCAGATGTTGTGGGTGCGGAACATGTTGTATGGTTTAAGAATCAATTGTTCTTTGCTAAGGGTGACAAGTTAACTTTTACTTCTCCTTTTACTGACAGTGATTTTACCCCAGCTAATGGCTCTGGTGTAATAAGTGTTGGAAATGCAATCACTGGTTTAATTGTATTTCGTGAACAACTAATTATATTTAGCCAACAAAAAATTAGTAGATTAGTAGGTAATACCTCAAGTGACTTTGTATTGCAACCAATTACATTAAACATAGGTTGCGTAGACACAGATACAATCCAAGAGGTTGGGTCTGATATTATGTTCTTAGGACCTGACGGTTTACGTCTCCTCGGTGCTACAGATAAGGTAGGAGACTTTAGTATTGCGGTAGTATCCAAACCTATTCAGAGCGAGATGACAGCCTTTACTGGATCTAGTACGTCTTTCTCTAGTGTGGTAATTCGAGAGAAATCTCAATACCGTATCTTTGGATACAATGGGAATGTTACTACTCAGAATGCGGTAGGAGTATTAGGTACTCAGACAATCGGTGACCAGACTGGTGCATTATCGTGGGCTGAGTTAAGGGGCATTAAAGCATACGTAGCTGATAGTGATTATTATGGCAGGGTAGAAACTGCTGTGTTCTCTAATACAGATGGTTATGTGTATGAAATGGAACAGGGTAATAGTTTTGATGGTGCTAATATTATTGCTACCTTCTCTACCCCATTTGTACCAATGGAAGATCCACGTATTCGTAAAGCATTTTATAAGCTTTTCTTATATACAGATCCACTAGGAAGTGTAACAACCTCAGTCAATTTAAAGCTTGACTTTGACGATGAGGGTGTGATACAGCCTGACACCATAACATTATCAAATCAAACAGGTGCTGTAGGTTTTTATGGCTCATCTACAGCTACCTATGGAACTGTTCGGTACGGAACCAAATTAAAGAAACTATTCCAGACACAGGTAGTAGGATCTGGATTTACAGTATCTTTGCAGTTTGTGTCTGAGAGTACAGATCCTGCATTCTCACTTGACGCTGCAACTTTAGAATATTCGACTTACGATAGACGATAGGGTAAAACATGGGTACTGGATACATTCGTAACGACTCGGTTAATAACATTGCTGATGGTAACATTATTAATGCGTCAGATTTAGATGGCGAGTTTGATTCGTTACAGTCAGCTTTTAATGCCTCAACTGGACACAATCATGATGGTGCCAATAACGGATCTCCTGTAACAAAGGTAGGTCCTGCCCAAGATCTTGTTGTATCCACAGGAGCAGTAACCCCCAAGACAGATGATACAGTAGACTTAGGTTCTGCTACATTCCAGTTCAAAGATGCATACATTGACGGTACCGCATACATTGATACCCTAGAAATAAATGGCACTGTCATTACTCCAACGGGTACTGAATTAAATTTTGTTGATGGTGTTACTTCTGCTATTCAAACCCAGTTAGATGCTAAGCAACCTCTGGATGCAGAACTCACTGCATTGGCTGGTTTAACTTCAGCAGCTGATAAGGTACCATACTTTACTGGTTCAGGAACAGCAGCAGTAGCTGACTTCTCTGCATTCGGTAGAACTCTTGTAGATGATGCTAATGCCTCTGCTGCTCGTACTACATTGGGCGTAGTAATCGGTACCGATGTACAGGCTTTTGATGCACAGCTAACGGATGTTGCAGGTTTAACCCCAACAGACAATAATTTTATTGTAGGCAACGGAACTAACTTTGTTACTGAGTCTGGTGCTACTGCTAGAACTTCTTTAGGTTTAGGTTCTATTGCTACACAGGATGCAAGTAACGTAACCGTCACTGGTGGTTCTATTACTGGCATTACTGACTTAGCTATTGCTGATGGAGGTACTGGTGCTTCTACAGCGAATACTGCATTAAATAATTTACTACCAACACAGACATCTAACTCAGGCAAGTACCTCAAGACGGATGGTACTAATAGCTCATGGGATGCAATTGAGATTAACACTGCCGATATTACTGGCACATTGGCTATTGCTAATGGCGGTACAGGTGCTACTGATGCGGGTACTGCAAGAAGCAATCTAGGACTTGCTATCGGTACAAACGTACAAGCCTATGATGCACAGTTAGCTGATGTTGCAGGATTGACTCCTACCGACAATGGTGTTATAATTGGTGATGGTACTAACTTCGTATTAGAATCTGGTGCTACATTAAGGACCTCATTAGGTCTAGCAATCGGTACCGATGTACAGGGTTACGATGCACAGTTAGCTGATGTAGCTGGACTAACACCAACAGATAACGGGGTCATTGTTGGTAACGGTACTAACTTTGTATTAGAGACAGGTAACACACTAAGGACCTCACTAGGTCTTGCAATTGGTACAGATGTGCAGGGCTATGACGCACAGTTAGCTGACATTGCTGGTTTAACACCAACAGATAACGCAGTCATTATTGGTAACGGTACTAACTTTGTAGCTGAATCGGGAGCCACACTAAAGACATCTTTAGGTTTAACAATTGGTACCGACATACAGGCATATGATAGTAACCTAACATCTTTCGTAGGCACATTCACATTACCTACTACTGATGGTACAAATGGACAGGTAGTACAAACAAATGGATCAGGGACTTTATCATTTACAACTATTACTTCTGGTGACCCTGCAGGTACAGCAGTAGCTTTAGCAATTGCTCTCGGTTGATTTATTAAGGAAAACAAATGGCAAATACATTCAAGAATTCATTTAGCAAAGACGTAGGCACATCTGCTGCCACGATATACACTGCTCCTTCGGCAACACAAACTACATTGATCGGACTGTCAGTAGCTAATACTACAGCATCCCCAATCACTTGTGATGCGTATGTCACTTCTTCAGCAGTAGATTACTACTTGATTAAGGGTGCTACGGTACCTGTAGGTGGATCATTGGTTATTGTAGGTGGAGATCAGAAGGTTGTATTAGAAGCTGCTGATGCATTAAAAGTAATATCTTCAGCTGCAAGCAGTGCCGATGTAGTTTGCTCATTGTTAGAAATAGCCTAAGAGGTAGACCATGGCATATCTTGGTAATACACCAACCACCCAGAACTTTGTTTCTGGCACAGACTACTTTAACGGCACAGGCTCACAGACTGCGTTTACCTTATCCCGCACCGTAGGCTCGATTAATGACATTCAAGTCACAGTCAACAACGTAGTCCAGCAGCCCAACGATGCGTATACCCTGAGTGGCACAACGCTGACCATGACCTCCGCACCATCAAGCGGAACTAATAACGTCTATGTACGTTATCTAAGCACCACCACGCAAGTCATTACTCCAAGCCAGAACACTGTTGGCACTGCTCAATTAGGAACTATAACTAATATAGCAAGTGGGAATTCCAGCTTAACATTACAAACTGGTTCTTCACCTACTACTGCGGTAACGATTGATACTTCACAGCGAGTGGCTTTTGTAGCTGGCACAGCCGCACTTCCAGCAATCACTACCACAGGCGATACCAACACAGGTATTTTCTTCCCAGCAGCCGACACTATTGCCTTTACAGAAGGTGGTGCAGAAGCAATGAGGATTAATTCTAGTGGTCAGGTGGGCATTGGGACTACTTCACCATCAAACCCTTTGCATATAGTTAACTCCAGCGCAAACGTAAATCTTCTTAATTTGGTATGCACCAATACTTACACAGGAACAGGTCTTGCTGGAGAAGGTCCATTTAGACTTCAAAATACAAATACCACTAACGGCAATATGACGAGTATTTCTAATTATGATGGTAATGGAAATATTAATACGCAAATGAATTTTATAAACATAAACCAATCTGGTGACGGTGCAATGGGGGTTACCACAAGAACTGGCGGCTCTTATGCGGAACGGATGCGTGTTACTGAAAGTGGCGGCACAAGATTCCAATGTCAAAACTTTGCCGCTCAACCTAGTTCAACAAATGGTGGTGTTGAAATTAACAATACAAATGCTGGTTCAACATTTTTTGGATTTGGAACAGGTACAGAAACACACATTGCATTTGGAAACACCAACGGTATACGTGGCACTATCCAAACAACAAGTGGTGGAACTTCTTACAACACCACAT